TGCACTCGGGCATGGTGGCTCGCAAGAACCCGCTGCGGGTCTATATCTCAACTGCAGCGTTTACCAAAGAGACCAAGTTTTACGAAGAATTTACCGTTCTCGAGTCAATCCTGCGCGGGGAGGCGGCAGAGAATCCGAGGTGGTTTGGGCTGCTCTACAGTCTTGACCCGCAGGATGATTGGCGCGACCCGATGACCTGGGCGAAGGCGAACCCGATGCATGGCATCTCGGTTTTTGAGGAAGCGATTGCCCAACGCGCCGAGGAAGCAAAGCACAAGCCGGCAGCGCTCAATGAGTTTCTTTGCAAGACGCTCAATGTCTATGTAAGCGCAAACTCTGCTTGGGTTGACCGAGCATATTGGGATGACCCGAAAGCGCTCAAGAAAGAGGATCGGGTGCCCGAGGCGGTCTACATTGGATTTGACCTGGCGGCAACGCGCGACCTCAATGCGGTCTGCACCCTCAAGAGATTTGCCGAGGACGATTACGAAGCGGAATTCAAATTCTTCTTGCCCGAGGAAGGATATGGGCTAATCCCGGCGCACTATGCGGATATTTTCCGAGTTGCCAGGCAGTCCGGCATCCTTCACATCACCGAAGGCAATGTCATGGACGACCGCGAGATTTCCGATTACATCGTCAAGCAATGTGGCAAATACGATGTCAAGGAAATTGGTTTCGATGCCTACAACGCGGCGAGCCTGGTTGCGCGGCTGCATGACGCAGGATTGCCGGTCAAGAAAGTCGGGCAAGGGATGGCAGTCCTAAGCAATCCGTCCAAGCACATTGAAAAGCTGATAATGAATTACGCGATCAAGCACGATGGCAATCCTTTCATCGGTTGGCAGCTCGGAAACTGCGAGGTTTATGAGGATGTCAATGGAAATGTGAAGGTTCGCAAGAATGAAGCCGACAAATCCGCAAAAGTTGATGGCATAATCAGTTTGATCATTGCAATGCATTGCAGTTTGGACAATCCTGCGGTAAGTGGTTTCGGATTCCGCACATTCTGACGGGGGCACAACATGGCGCTATTGGACATTTTCAAGAGAAAAGACAAGAAAAGCGCCGAGGCAAACACCCTTTTTGGGCAGACTGCGCTAGGAAACAACATTGTTTATCAGGGTGACAACAGAAAACCCACGGTAAACACGCAGATTCTGTATGTCACCACAAGCTCGGTTACCGATGCCGGGCGCGTGGTGGACATCTCCACGCTCTCGCGAAATAGCACCGTCATGGCGGCGGTTGGTGCAAAAGCTCGCGCTTTGTCGCAATTGCCCATCAAGGTGATGTGCGAATTGGACGACGGCACCGTGGTTGATGCGGTGCGGGATTCTCGGGTGTCTACGCGCAACAAGACCAAGGCGCAACAAGTCCTAAGCCTGCTGCAGCAGCCCAATCAATTCCAAAGCCAATATGAGTTTTGGTTTCAATGGTTGATGTGGCACGACCTTTCGGGCGAGGCATTCACGCTTTGGTGGCGCAAGGATCAGAAGAATCCTACGCAGACACCGGTCGAAATGTATATCCTTGATTCGACCCTGATTGCGGTCACGATCACACCGACCCGTTACCCGTCCTACCGGCTTTCGACCCCTTCTTACGGGTTCTCAAAGGATGAGCCTTTAGAGTATTACCAGGTCATGCATTGCAAGGATATGCCCTGGCAGGGATCGGCGGGCTTTAACAAGGGCATCCTAGCGGTGGAGTTGGTTGGGCTTGATCAGGACATTGATTTGTATGCCAACTACATCATGCAGAACGGAGCGAAACCCTCGGGGATGTTCACGACCGAAGCGGTGATTCCTGATGCCAAATATAAGGAAATCGCGGCGCGGCTCAAGGAAGCCTGGTCAAGCATGACCGGCTCGCGCACCACCGACCCGTCCAAGCCGGGTCAGGGGATGCTGCTCGATCAGGGCATGAAATACACGCCCCTGGAGATGCTTTCCCTGCAGGACGCAGATGCGGCGGCGCTCAAGCTGCAGACGATGAAGCGGATTTGCGGATTGTTTGGGGTGCCGCCTGCCATGATTGGCATTGCTGATGGCAAATACAACAACACCCAAACCATGTTGGATGAATTCTATAAATCCACCATGTATCCGATCATTGTCAATGTCCGGCAGAAGCTCAAGCAGCATTTGCTTGCGGGCTATCCGTCACTTTGCATAGAATTTGACACGCAGAACTTCCTGATGGGAGCGCCCCTAGACCAAATGAATTATGTTGTGGCGGGGGTCAACGCAGGCATACTTACGCCCAACGAAGCGCGGGAATATCTCGGTCGCGTTTCTTTGGATGGGGCGAATGAACTCACAAGCAAATCTGCCGCGAGTAAGCCGTTACCCGGCAGCTCACCGCAGGATACCGGCGGCGGTGGCGGGAATCAGACTCGCAAAATGAATATCGGGGCTACTTGACCGTTTATGGCAATTCATTCAAAATTGATAGCAGCACTTGCCAATCAAGTGCGGCGGCGCGATGAATTCCCGAAAGCGCGTTTGCTGACCCCGAAAATACAAGACAATAATCAAAGCGTCTTTGAGGGGGTCATTAATGAAACAAGTCCAACTGATCTGCGAAGCAAGGCTAGTGTTGCCGGAAAACGCCGGAAGCCAAGAGCCCACCGGTAAGATCGAGGCGACTGTCACCACCTGGGGACCGCGCGAGGGCGCAGACGGTCGCAGGTTTTTCTACAAACCCGAAGGTTTCATGCAATGGGCGAAAGAGTTTGCCGAGAGCAAGCGCCCGCTGCCCATGTTTGTCAATCATGCCGCCGATGCAATTCCGGTGGGCGAATGGACTGCATTTGAATTTACCGACACCGGCATGGTTGCCGAAGGTCGGCTCTATGTAAACACCACCCAAGGGTCTGATCTCTACCAGGTTATGACTGAATCGCCTGCCATGTTCGGCGGCGTATCCGTTGGCGCTTATGCCGATGAGTATTGCATGGTGGATGGCGAGGGCAACGATTGCGATGATATGGAAGAAGGTTACTTCCAAATCAGCAAAGGCGGGCTGCGCGAGGTGAGCGTGGTGATGCATCCCAACAACCCAATGGCAGAGGTTCACAAGTTGGAATTCTTCCGACCGGATGGCTCTGCCAATCTCAAAGTTTTGGAAAAAGCGCTGCGTGAAGTGGGGCTTTCCAAGAAGGATGCGGTCGCTGCCGCATCTACCTTCAAGAAGGTGCTTGAGCAACGCGATGTTGCTCCGGTGGCTCTTGAAAATGCGCCGACTCAGGGCGAGCCTGATGCGGAAGCGACCGAAGCGGAAATCCTGGCGGCTCTCGAGCAGCGGGAAATCTTGAAACACCTATCAACCAAGATTAAGGGTTAATCATGTCCAAGGAAATCATTGAGAAGTTGGACGCTATCGAAGCGCAGACGCTCGCCAAGGCAGAAGAAATTGCTGCCAAGGCTGCTGAAGCGGTCGAGGCTGCCAAGTCCGAGCTGACCGAAAAGGTTGCCACGCTCGAGGCTAAGGTTGCGGGTCTGAACGCGCCTGCAATCGTTCGTCCGATTGCCAAGTCGGTTCGCACCGATGTCAATCGCGCCGTCCGCGAGCAGCTCAAGGAATACGCTAATAGCGGCAAGAGTTTCGAAAAGGAACTCAAGATGTTTGCCGATGAGTCGCAGTATTACGCCTATATGCAAGAAGCCTCCCTGCTGACCGCAGGCGGTGACGGCAAGGGCGGTCGGACTGCTTACGATCCGGTGTTCTACGCTCTGCGTCTCTACAACCCGATGCGCGGTCTGTCGCGCACCGTGGCGACCGAGGGCTCGAGCTACCAGTTCCGGGTCAAGATCGGCAACGCGGGCGCTCAATGGGGCTACGGCATTCAGAACAACGGGACTCCCACGACCGAGAACACCTCGATTTGGCAGTTGGTTCTGAAGGACATCAATGTGCAATTCCCGATCCGCACGGCGGCTTTGGACGACATTGATGGGCTTGAGGCAAATGTGGTGGACGACATGCTCGCAGAATTCGCGAGTGCAGAGGCCGCGTCAATGATCGCCAATAATGACCAAACCGGCACGGGTTCCACCGTGACGACTGGCGGTGCTGATGGTCTGCGCGGTCTTGACCAGTATGGCGGCAGCAATGCTTCCTATACCGGCGGCACGACCTCCACGGCAGCGTTCGGTTCTTCCGGCACTTCCTCAACCTCCGGTCTGCACTCGTTGGCAACCTATGACCAATTGACGACCAATGGAAACGGCTCCACCAATGAGGTGACCTTCCAAGACATCGTTAACATGGTCTATGCGCTGCCGCAGCAGTATTGGACGGAGGATGCCAAGTGGATGATCAACCCGGTCATGCTCTCGGCAATCCGTGGTCTGAAGGATCAGCAAGACACGCCGATTTTCGAGCGTATGCATCCTGCTGAAGCCGACGGCATCGTTGGTCGCTTGCTTGGTTTCGATGTGGTGGTCAACTCTTATGTTGACACGCCCACCGCAGCCGGTGCCTCGCCTGGCACGACCAACAAATTCCCGATGTTCTTCTGCGACTGGTCGCGTTTCCACACGATCATCGACCGGCTGAACATGGTGATGCGCCGTTATGACCAAACGGCTCCCGGCTTTATCACCTTCTTTGGTGAGAAGCGTTTGGCGACTAGCGTCCGCGATCCGTTCGCGGGTGTGCGCTATCGCTCGACTGCCACGGGCGCTTGATAAAGGGGGGAGCTTCGTGCTCCCTCCCTTTTTCGCGGGGATTTCATGCCAAAACCTACCGATGCGATGAAGTCAGAAGCCAAGCGAGGACTCGCCTGGCGGGATGAATTCAAGCGCGGCGGCACGGCGGTCGGGGTTGCTCGGGCAAGGGACATTGCTCGAGGTGCTGATCTTTCGGCATCCACGGTCGCAAGAATGGTGAGTTATTTTGCTCGCCATGAGGTTGACAAAAAGGGTGAAGGTTGGAGTCCCGGCGAAAAAGGCTACCCGTCAGCGGGCAGGATCGCGTGGGCATTGTGGGGCGGTGACCCCGGCAAAACTTGGGCAGAAAAGGAACACGCCAAAATGAAGCAATCGGCAAATCAACCCTCGGTCATCACCGAGGCATTCATGGACGCAATCAAAACCGCAATCACCGAAAAGCGACCGGTGACGGTGGACATTGCCGAAGCCTCCGCGCTGACCGGCTCGGGTAGCGGAATCGGCGGTCGCGTTCTGTTTGATGATGCGTTTGCCGCGCTGCGTTATGCCAATCCGTTTCGGCAGGGTTCTCGCCTGATGACGGTTGAGGGTTCTGATGCTCAGTTTGTTGCCAAGGTCGGAAACGCAACCGACCAGGCGGGCAATCCCTGGGGCTATGCGGTGCAGAACAATAATGGTTCTCCCGACACCGATACAAAGATTTGGCAGTTGCCCGTTCGCGTGGTTGCCGCCAGGTTGCCGATTCGCTCTGCGGTTCTGAGCGATGTCAATGGACTGCAGTCAGAATTGATTGAAGACTTGATGCTTGAATTCGCGCAGCTCGAGGGCGCGAGCATGGCGATCAACAACGACCAGGCGGGATCAACCACCACCACCACGGGCGCAACGAATGGTCTGCGCGGGTTGGATATGTATCTCGACGGCGCTGCTTCTGCTTTCGGCACCTCGGGCACGGCGATCACCAACGGCATTCACACAATCGCTACGCAGACCGCGACCACCTCGGTCAAATATGCCGACCTGGTTGCAGCCGCGTCTAAGTTGCCCGCGCAGTATTGGGCGCAACCTGGGACTGCTTGGCATATGAGCCCGGCGGTGATTCAAACGCTGCGCTCCGAGACCGACCTTCAAGGTCTGCCGATCATCCTTGAAAGCGGTGATGAGGACGGCGGCGCGGTCACTCACATCTTTGGATTCCCGGTGGTGCCCAATCCGTATCTGTCGGCGACTTACCCGATCTACCTGGCGAACTGGCCCCGGTTCTTCCAAATCGGCGATCACACCGAATTCAGCCTGCAGCTCATGGAGCAGACGGCTCCGGGTTTTGTGACCATGTATGCGGAAAAGCGCGTGGTCAGCACGGTTCGCGACCCGTTTGCCGGGGTGCGGATCAAACTCTAAGGGGTTGCTATGTCGGTCAACAATTACCTGACCTATGGCGGTCCGGCGCTTGCGCCGACTCGCAACCCGTTCAATTACGCGAAGTTTGAGCAGATCAACCGCGACAATGTGACCCCTTGGCTCACGCTCGAGGAAATCACTCAGCAACTCAATCTGTTCAATGATGAATCTCAGGACACTTACCTCAAGGGTCTCGAGGTGGCGACCCGGCAAGCGATTGAAGACCTTATCGGTCTGCCGATCCTGCCGGTGTCTTATCGCGTCTATTACAACGCGAACAGTCTCTATGGGGTTCCGTTGTCGCTTGATCTGCCCGAGGTGAGTCCTGGCTCAATGGGCAATTCCTATTGCGGCAACAATGGCATCACGATTGACCGGGTTGGATATTGGAATGATGACACGCCGTCGGTATTTGTTGCGCTGACGGCAAGCCAATATTCCTATGACAACTCGGGCAACAAGGTCATCCTTGCCGATCTGCCGAGCGATCTCAATGTCTTTATGACCTCGCCGGTGGTCTGCGAATACACGATTGCCCCGAGTCCATTGGCGGCTTATCCGGTCATCAAGCAAGCGGGATTGCTCTTGCTGACTCATCTTTACAACAACCGAAGCAATAGCACCGAGGGAATGCTTAGAGACATTCCTTTTGGCGTTAACGCGCTCTTGCGCCCCTACAAGCCATTGGTGATGTAAATGGCAATTGCTCGGTTTGAGAACATTGCGGTCAACTCCCTGACATTCGGCAAGAGTGCATTCGGGGAGCAAAGCACGACTCAAACAAAGTGGTTTGACACTCGGGCGCGTGTTGCCGATGTTGCCAACAGTCTGCGAATCAGCGAGCGTTACCGGCTCTATCAGGATTTGGTGCAATTCACGCTGAATTACACGCCAAACACCAAGCAGATTGTTGATCGTCAAGACCTTTATTCGTTCACCTGGCGCAATCACGATTGGCGCATCACCGATTGCCGCGAGGCTAATGATCGGATGAGCATTACCTTCATGTGCTACCGGAACGACCCGGTGACGGCGGTCTGACATGGGACAAAATAGCTCCGTTGTCTATGGCAAGGCTATTCAAGCCGCCCTGCAGTCGGTGGTCAATCCGGTGCCGGTTTATGCGGCATTCAATCGGAATTTTGCGACCCAACCCAAGTTTGTGACTTGGATGCTGCGAAACATCCACCAAGATGTCTATACGGGGCAAAACCAAAATAATAAGGGAATTGACCGACCAATCTTCCAGGTGAGTATTTACACGCAAGTGATAGAAGATGGTTTCGCAATTTCCGATCAAATCTTACAATCGCTGCATGGATATAGTGGATTGTTCGGAGGCGCGACCTACGGCATCCAAGTGTCCAAGGTTGATGTGATGTGGCTTTACAACAGTTACGACAACGAAGAAAAACTCGGACAGATTTTTCTCGATTGTCAGCTCGATATTCCAACATAAGACAAAACCCTCTGTTTTTTTTGGAAAGGAAAGAAAATGGCTCTCCCGAATAAAGTTTTGCCCGGTTTCTCTGCAGCTCTTTGGGCGCAGACCGGCGCAACCCCGACCCCTTTGACGACCGCCAATCTGTCGGTTTGGACTAGCGAAGTTGAGGACATCGTTGGCACGGGCGCGGGCGGCACCGGCACCGGCGGCTTGCAACTCAATGTCGAGGCGGTTCCTGCGTTTGGTCAGGATGACGCGATGGCGAATTTCTCGGTTGCCGGTTCGCGGCAGTCGGACAAAATCCCCACGCAGTCTGCCCCGACCTCGCTGACGGTCACGGCTGCTTGGAACCCGTCTGATACCGGTCTGCTGCTGATGCGCGCTGATGCCGCCAATGGCACCATTGACCGCACCTTTGTGGTGTCGGCATATGACGGCACCAACACGGTTGCCTATGCGTTTAACGGTCGCGTGTCTCAATTTCAAATCGACGCGCAGCCTGGCGCAGAAGCGAAGTGCGTCTTTACGGTGCACCCGCGCGGCAATCAATACGGTTGGTCAAATAGCTGATAAAACATGACCACGACAATAAAAAACACGAATGACCTTCTTTCCTTCCTGGTGACCCAAGCCGAATCCCGCAGGGATTGGTTTGGGTTCACTCAGCAAAGGATGACCGCGGTCACATTGGCGCATCAGATTGCCGCTAATCACGCCGACAAGCTCACTCCCGAGCAAGTTGTCGAGTATGCGGTCGCTCTGAACAATCAAATCTTTCACAAGATCATCAAGCCTTAGATCATGGCGGGCTTTACTTTCAAGATTGAAGGTTTGTCCAATGTGGTTGAGGCGTTCAATGAACTTGCCGAGCAGATTGGCGACAAGCAGGCGCGAAGCAAGATTCTCATTCCGGCAATGCGGAAGGCTATGCGACCGGTTCTCGCAAGCGCAATGGCGAAAGCTCCGGTGGATACGGGGGCGCTTGCCAAGCATCTGCAGATTGAGGCGCGGCGACCAACCAGGCGCGATCAGAAATCAAAATACATTAACCCCAAGGATGCGGTGATTGCTGCGGTCACCACCAAGGCATTCCCGAAGAAACTGAAAAAGAAGTTTTACGCAGAGAATAGTGCGCTTTACACTTCTGACCGCAAGGCATACCGTAAGAAATTCAAGGAATATGCGCTATCTACGGGTTTTCCATACGATGCCCGCGCAATAGCTCAAGAATTCGGATCAGCGAGGAATGAAATTCGTCCGTTCCTGCGTCCGGCATTAGAAAGCAATGCAACCCAAGTCGCCAATGATCTTGGGAAGACCCTTGGTGAGCAGATGACACGATACAGAGCAAGGAACAAGAAATGAGCAAGATTGCTGCAGCACTTGGCGAGACTTATCAGGCGAAGCGCGAGGAATTGCGGATTCGCAAATTTGAACTTGGCGGGCACACCTTCAAGGTTCGGGTGCCGGTGGTGGCAGAAACCGATGCCATGTTCAAGCGCATCAATGAGCCTGACGATGCCAAGGTGCAAGAACTTTTTGATAAGTTGGCGCAGCCGCTGCTTGAATTCAAGGATGACGCTCAGGCTAACGGGTTTGAATTCACCGATGACGATATCTTGGTTGAAGGCAAGTCAACTCGGCAAACCGTTCGCACCCAGGTGATGACTCAAACACGCATCACCGAGCTGATCAAGTTGCTCGTCCCGGTTGAGGGTGGCTCACTCGAGCATATTACCTATGCCGACATCGAGGAGGAATTCCCGATGTCTACGCAGCTTGCTTTGGTTGAGAAGATTTCGGAGGTGATTTCCCCGACCTATAAGGAATCGCGGGGAAACTGACGCGCTCGTTGAAGGCACAAGTTGAGGCGGCAATGATCTTCAACGGGCACACACAAGATTCGATTGCCGCGATTGACCAGGATGTGATGGGCAACATACAGACCATGTATACGGATGGAATGCTCGGGAATCACAATGTGATCTATTTGCTTGGATCACTTGTCTCGGGTGTTTTCAATTACATCCGTTCAAATACCGCACCGGCATTCTCGTTGGAGAAGGTGCTTGGTCCTGCCTACGATTACATTTATCCTCCCTTGACCGAGGAGCAGAAGAAACTACAAGCAAATGAACAACTGCTGACATTTATGACGATGGCACCGGGCTTTAGCAAAGAAAGGTTCAACCGTGGCTAACATGATTGCCCGCCTGGGCGTTCTGCTCGGGCTTGACACGGCGCAATTCAATCAGGGTCTTGCTCAGTCGGAAAGCAAGATCGACCAATTCACCACAAAGGCGAAGACCCGTCTTGCTGCGCTCGTTGCGGGTTTTGCCGCGATGACCACCAAAGCGGTCATGTTCGCTGATGAAGTTGCGGACATTGCCCAGGCTAACGATGTTGCCATTGACTCTGTAATCAAGCTGCAAAACGCTCTCGCAGGCGCGGGCGGCAAGGCAGATGACGCAGGAAAGATTTTTTCCTCATTCACCGCGTATGTTGACAAGGCGGCAGACGGCTCACTCGAGGCGCATAAGAACTTCACAAAGATTGGGGTCACATTCCGAGACCTTGAATCTTTATCCACGCAGCAGCTTTTCTTTAAGGCAATTCAAGGTCTTGCAGATATTGAAGACCCATTGACGCGCTCGGCAAAGGCAATGGAGATGCTTGGCAGAGCCGCAAAGGGTGTTGATCTGCAGGGCATGAACGATTTGCTCAGAGAGCAGACGGGAGCCACGGACAGTCAAGCCAAGAGCATCAAAATCCTTGCCGATTTCTATGACAAAGTGACGCAAGCGGGGCGAGACTTCACGCTTGTTTTTGCGGACTTTGTTTCACCGGCAATTGAGCAATTAAACAGGGGTCTTGATAATCTAAAAAAATTCACCGATTCTGCCGGTGGAATTATTCAATTCATCAACAATCTGAAAAATTCAATTGTTGAATATCGCAGAGCCAACCTAGAAGAAGAAGTCGCGGGTTTTGAGAGATACCTGGCGAGAACCAAAGAGGGCACATCAATAAATGATTGGCTCAAGCGACAAATTGCAGATCGAAAGAAGACTCTTGCCGAGTTGACTGCGCCATTGCCTTCCGGTGGCGTTAATGTTGGCGGCGGGCGCAGCGCCGGGCCGGGCGGGGTCTTGGTTCAGCCGCAAACCGATCTGCCCAAGATCAGAGACATCAAGAAACCCGTTGATCCGGAAGAAGAAAGGCGCAGGAGAGAGGCAGAGGCTGCACAACAAAAAAAGATGCAAGCCTGGGCAAACTCAATGCGCCGATATGAGGCAGAGCAAGAAGCGCTTGATCAGCAAGAGCTTGCTTATGCTCGGATTGTTGGTTCTTTGGTTGATTACGACAACGCGCAAAAGCGTTTGATGGACACCGAAGAAGGATTGTTTGTGCTTGAGAGTCAGCGCAAACAGATGAAGGAATACGATTACGAATTTGCCCGTTCTCGCATTCAATTGCTTGCAGAACAGGAGCAGGCGCAGCAAAGACTCAACGAAGCCGAATTGTTGCCTGCGGATCGCGAGGCGGCGCAGCAACGGCTCAATGAGATTTATCAGCGCAGACTTGATTTGTTGAAACAGATCAGAGATGTTGCCGCAGCCGCAGATGCTGATGTTGGCGCTTGGCAAGGATTCAAGGACGCAGCTTCTGATTTCTTCAAGAACTTGCCGAAGGATATGGAAACCGGCGCAATGATGTTTCAGTCGGTCATGGGCAACATGAATCAAGCGCTTGATAACTTTGTCCGCACCGGCAAACTTAATTTCAAAGATTTTGCTCGCAGCATCATTCTTGATTTGATTGCGATTCAGCTCAAAGCATCTGCGATGAAGCTGCTTTCGACATTGTTCGGATTCAACATTCCCGGCAAAGCGGCAGGCGGCACGGTCTCGGGCGGCTCGGCATATGTGGTGGGCGAGCGCGGCCCGGAGCTTTTCGTCCCGCGCATGAGTGGCACGATCATTCCAAACCACGCGCTTTCCAATGTCGGCGGCGGCACAACGGTCACCAACAATTACATCAACGCGATTGATGTGAAGTCCTTTGAGCA